AATCTTATATCTTGAACTAAAGGAATTTGATGTGTTGTCCTATCGTTTACTCTACTTGCTGATGGGCTTACAATGAATCCTTTATTCAATAATTTAATATTCGATTCAATAATCCCATCTGCGATGTTCTCTAAAGATGCCGTTATAAAGTCCTTTAATTCCATAATATTAATAAAAGTTAAATATAAGAATATTCTTATATCATTTCTTGTATTTGATATAAGAAAAATCTTATCTTTGCAACATCAACGTCAACAACGACTACAAAATAATGAAAAATAGTTGAGTTGGCAAAATTAAAGTAATACCTAAAAAGGAGTAAGACAATGAAAAAGTACGATTTACACAAGATTATGAAAGCGGCTCACGAGATATACAGAAAGTATTTCAAGCTATACCAGCTTGCTCACGGTGTACAGACTTTCGGTGATTGCTTGAAACTCGCTTGGGCTAACGAAAAGAAACGTGTTGCTGATGAAGAAGCGAGAAAGGCTGAGAAAGAAGTAATGAAAGCAGCTTTGGTACGACCGGAAAGAAGAAGTTCTTATGATTACTGCAACGCTCCAGCTTCAGCTTACTACAATCAGAACAGCAAAGGTGCCTTTGGTTCCCGTTACGTAGGCGATTAAGATAATTATTCGCAGAAAAGGCAGCTACATATACCATGCAGAATAGCTGTACGCTTAACATGAATACTTGCGCAAGTGGCGTGCAAAGCCTTGCATGGGCGAATTGAAAGATTCTCCGTCCGGTCATTGAGCCTACCCTTTGATGGGAGATGGAGAACGAAATGGAGTGATTGCCCTAAGCAATCCGTTCCAGAAAGCGATACTGGCGCTTACCCTCAATCCCAGCATAGAGGACGCGAGAGATACCCGGAGTAGCAAGAATTTGCGACGATGTCTGAATGGAAGTTCAGAACGAGCGAAAGATTTGCAACGGTGCGAAATAGGAAGCCGACATGCCCCGAACGGTCATGCAGCGAAGTACAGTAGCTGATAACTCCGGTGGGAAGAGCAGAGAGAGCTTATCGGGGCACGAATATTAATCATTAAAATTTATAACGATGAAAAAGCGAATAATCACAGAAAACTACACTCCGGCCTTGAGAGATATGGAGGTAGGGGAAGTTCTAACTTTTCCGGTTAAGGCGTATAACTCCATAAAGGGGACAATTATCCCCCGATTGAGATTGGAGTTCTGCGTTGAGGATGCTGACTGGAAAGTAGGGGAGGTTAACAAGAGGAAAGGTATTTTTGATGTGGAAAGGGTCGCATGATGATTTCCCTTTCTCCTACGGAACTGCTTGTCGCGAATGAGTACTGCAAGGGGCTTGCCGACAAGGAGGTGGCAGACAATCTGAATAAATCGGTTTGGACTGTCAAGACCCAGAAAAGGGCGATATATCGGAAGCTGGGTATCTCCAAAGATACGGAACTGCTTCTGTATATGATTTGCGATAGGCTTAAGCGTGATTTTGACTTGAAGGAATTGCGCAGGCACGGACTTGAATTCCTCTTCTCTATTTTATTCTTATTGATGCAGGTTACTTGTAATGATATTGACTTACGGAGAATGAGAATACCATCACGGGTACGGACAGCCATGCGATATATAAGGACTGGCCGAAAGAATAATAACGACTTTATTTTTTAACGGTATGCTATACGAAGTGAATGGTGATTTACGCAGTTCCATGTTGATTGACGGGACCGCGGAGGCGAGATTGGCAGACATCCTCACTATTATGGATAAGCGCACTTTCCCAAAGAGAGAATCTGAAAAAATAGTAGGAGGTCCGGGCAGGTTAAGAGCGTTGGTAAATGCTCAAAGAGTGAGAGTTGAGTATAAATCTAATGGGAGAAGCTATTACAATGCTTCGGATGTGTTGAGCTTTGCAAAAGTAAGAAAGGGAAAGAACAATGAAAAGAAGAATCATTATAAACGTGCTACTGCTTAATGTATTGGCACTACCATGTTTATTGATGTTTAATGATGTAGACTCAGTAACGGGAGACTGGAATTATGGTATAAACCTTTTTGGCCTTGTGTATTCGTATTGGTTTTATCACAATGTCCTGAAAAAGGTGTTCAAGATATAGACCTCAGCGGAGGAAGTGTTTCACACATAATTAGATTGATTTAGAATTAGACATGGGAGCTGTCTCTACTCGTGAGAGCAGGGACAGACACGGGCAATTAGCTCAGCTTGGTAGAGCGGTACATGTAGTTAGTATTGGTAATTTGTCATGGTATTGTTTAAAGGTTTCATGTACAGGTCGCGGCGTTCAAATCCCGCATTGTCCACAAGCTTTTTATTGTTTAATCTATAATTCCGTTGTAAAGGACAACGTGAGGTGAGAGTCCTCATTTAAGTTTTTATTTTGCTTTTGTTTTAAGTGACTATCCCGGTGTGGCTTGACCGCCTATCCGGGAGCAACTTTGTTGACCTGCTTGCCTGGTCTGTGAAGATGGGGTGGGTGAACATGGGCGTTCGGTGTAATGGCTAACACACCTCATTCGAGGAGACTGGCGGTTCGAGCCCGTCAACGTCCACAACCCAAGAGAGGGCTATTTAGTAGTTTTGTCGTGTTTTATTTTTTGTTTGTGTTTCAAGGTGAACGGTTTGTGAAAATAGTTCACCTATTCTGGGAACGTAGCTCAGTGGATAGAGCACCGTGTGTGGTGGAAGGTTGAGAGTTCGATTCTCTCAAGTAGATTCTTAGCTTAATGGGAGAGCACCACAAGCGGCGGTCGGTGGTTCGAATCCATCCGTTTCTACAAGCCTTTATGAGAGAAAATCCGCTTTTAGTCCGAGAGTAGGGCGAAGATAGCGCAGGGAATCATCCGCGCGGCATCGGTTAGCCGTTGACTCTATCTGAAAGGTAATGCGAAATCGGATAGGATTAGGAGTATTTGTCGTTTGCGCCCCGGAGAATACGCTTCGGGGCTTTCCTTTGGCTATTTTTTTATTAACCACTTTAATATTTTCTATTATGGGACTTATCAAAAGACCTAACGAGCTGACCGTTAAGACTACCTTGTCAGCACTGATTTACGGCCAACCTGGCATGGGAAAAACAACTCTTGCATTATCGGCTCCCAATCCGGTATTGTTCGATTATGACGGCGGTATTCACCGTGTCAATGCCGCCCATCGTGTACCGACCGTTCAGATTACAAGCTGGGACGAGACGAACCAGGTACTTTCGTCCGAAGAAATCAAGGAGTTTTCCACTATTGTGATTGATACTGCCGGAAAGATGCTTTCTTTCATGGATAAGGCGATTATGGCAGCGAATCCGAAGATGAAGAAAGTGGATGGTACCCTTTCCCTGCAGGGTTATGGAGTACGTAAGAACATGTTCATCAACTTCGTTAATCAAGTCACACTCATGGGCAAGTCTGTTATCTTCGTGGCTCATGAACGGGAGGAGAAAGTAGGCGACGAAAAACAGATACGTCCGGAGATTGGCGGTTCGTCCGCAGGTGACTTGATTAAGGAACTGGATTTGGTTGGTTACATGGAAGCTATCGGTAAGGACAGAACGATTTCTTTTGACCCCTGCGAGAAGTTCTACGGGAAGAATACTTGTAATCTTCCTTCACGTATCAAAATTCCCGTAATCATTGATGAGTCTGGTACCGTAACGGGTGAGAATGATTTCATGACGAAAATCATCAGTACTTATAAGGAGTATCAGACGAAGCAGACGGAACTATCTTCCGAATATGATGCGGTTCTTGATGCTATCCGTGACGCAGTGGAACAAGTGACTGATACACAATCTGCCAATTCTGTTCGGGAAGCTTTAGATACCATGACGCATATCTTTGACAGCAAGGTACGGGCAGGCATGATGCTCAATGAGAAGTGCAAGAGACTTGGCTTGAAGTTTAACAAACTCAGCAAAAGGTATGAACCAGCAGCCTAAATACAGATTCTACCCGTCACTGCTCGATAAATTCGAGCAATATTTGCGGGCTGATGAGCAGGTAGAGAGCTTCTGGAATGTCGATAATGAAACGGGAGAATACAAGAAAAGTCCGGAAGAAATTGAAGCGGAGCTGAAGCAAAGCCTACTTGATGCGATAAACCGTGTCCCGTTTGAGAGTGAGGCAGCTGATAAAGGAACGGCCTTTAATGCTGTTATAGACTGCTATATCCACAAGAAAAAGCATATACCAAGCGAACGGGAGCCATACACCATTATCGGTGATGGAGAAACGAATACCATTCAGGTATATTTTCCTGCTACTGATATCGCGCCAGAGCGTAATTTCTTATTTGACCGTAGCTGGTGTATAGAGCAGTCGAAGTATTTCTCCGGTGCATTGTCCCAAGTCTTTGTGTCCGCAGTCATTCCCACTCGTTATGGTGATGTGGAGCTTTATGGGTATATAGATGAGCTCGTTCGTGATACCGTATATGATATCAAGACAACATCTAAGTATGATTTTGGCAAGTATGAACACGGCTGGCAGCGCCATGTATATCCTTACTGTTTGATTGCTTCCGGTCAGATGGAAAGCGTGAAAGCGTTTGAGTACACTGCCTATCAGATGAAGGGCGGTACCAGCCGGACGCCACTAATTAGCGGAACGCAATACCCGGAATACTACACTTATAACCATGAACAGACGATTAAGCTGCTTACGGCACACTGCGAGCATTTCATAGAGTTTTTGGAAGCAAACCGAGACATTATTGCTGATAAAAAAATCTTTGGATTAGAGTAATGGCACAAGAAGCAATTCTGGAAAAGGTCAACGGCGAGGTACACATAAGCAAGTCTTTTGACTTCATGTGTTCCCAGCTTCGTAATGGTCGGTATCGTGTAAAAATCGAAAGGTTCACAGAGCCAAGGACGATGTCACAGAATGCGCTTATGTGGTTGTGGTTTACTTGTATTGAGCAAGAGACCGGGACGGACAAGCAGGATGTACACGATTACTATTGTAACCGCTTTCTCAGAAGGACTTCGTATTTCAGAGGAAAAGAAATGGTCATTACCGGAAGCACATCGAAGCTCAATACAGTGCAGATGACTGACTTTCTAAATAAGGTTCAGGCCGATGCTGCTGCCGAACTGGGAATAACGCTCCCTCTTCCGGCTGACCGTTACTATAACGAATTTATCAACGAATATAAAGACAGGAGGTAGAAATGAATATCACCAAAGCAAAAATCAAGAAAGACAACACGCTTGTTGCCTCTTTCAAGAACGAGAATGAGGACAATGTAACCATTGAGGGAAAGAATCTTATCCATAAGGATTTGCGTGCAGCGTTTAACGAATTGATTCCTCACCTTGCTTTCCTCTGTGAGCAGAAAGAAGCTGATGGAAAGGACTCCATAGATGAACTGCCGGAAGAAATCTTCTCTACATTCGAGGTCACGGGCTACACAGTTAGCGGTTCGGATGACAATGAAGGTGTGGTATTGGTTGGAAAACGTTTTCTTAAAAGTAAGAAGGTGCTTAACCTTATAGCTCCGTTTACCATGTTCAACAATGAGAACGAGGAATATAAGCATGCATTCGAACTGCAGCAGGCAATTGAGGCATGTAATTATGAGGTGGAACAGTATCTTACCGCTAAGAAATGGGCGGTAGTCCAGCAGGAACTTCCGTTCGATGGGGATATTCCTACGGACATTGCAGCCGACCCGGTGGGAGATGCTGCATTTGAAGAGGAAGCGAATGAGTTCCTTAAACAAGTGGTGGAACAGAGTGGCACTACTCTAACGATTGACGGGAAGAAAGTGAAGCCGCGCAATAAAAGTAAAAAAGTGAAGATTAAAGAGCCGGCAGCTTGATATGGCAGCACCTTTTTGTATCACCAAATATCCGGACGGCTTCAAACTGAAATTCATGTATCATCCGATGTTGGTTAAATGCGTGAACAATATTCCATCAGTCAAGGCTAACGCAAAGAAAGCATATCTTTTCAATGAAAAGGCGTGGTGGGTTGACTTGGCTGATGAATGGTATGTTGATACAATGGCGAAATGGGCGGTACAGCAGGGATTCTGCGGTTCCGTACAACGGTCGGAGCAAAGAAAGGCTGATATAAGCTTTGACATTGCTCCGATGCCGCAGCTGACCGTTTCCCACGGATTGCTACTTGAACCGTACGATTACCAGAAGGAGGGCATAGCCTATGCTCTGGCCCATAAACGGTGTATCTTCGGTGACCAGCCGGGACTCGGTAAGACCTTGCAGGCAATAGGCACGGTGACGATTGCAAAATCCTATCCGTGCCTTGTTGTATGTCCGGCAGCACTTAAAATAAATTGGCAGCGTGAGTTCAAGAAATTTGCTGGAAAGCAGGCGCTAATCCTTGATGATAAGAACAAAAATACTTGGCAGCGCTTCATTGAAACCAAGTGTTGTGACATCTTCATCACTAACTACGAGAGCCTGAAAAAGTTCTTTGTATTGGATGTGAAGAATGATACGCGGTTTACGCTGAAATCAATCACCTTTGACCCACGTATAACCCTTTTCAAGTCTGTAATCATTGACGAGTCGCATAAGTGCAAGTCTACCAAGACCCAACAGAGTAAGTTTGTTGAGGGCATCTGTAAGGGCAAGGATTTCATTCTTGAACTGACGGGAACACCGGTAGTAAACGATAATACTGACCTTATACAGCAACTTAAGATAATGGGACGGTTGGAGGATTTCGGAGGGTATAGGACCTTCACCGAACGTTTCTGTAATGGGCCGAAGAAAGCCTCCAATCTGAAAGAACTGAACTGGCGCCTTTGGAATACCTGCTTCTTCCGGCGTGAAAAAGCCAAGGTATTGACCCAGCTTCCGGACAAGACGAGGCAGTATATTGAGATGGATATCACCACACGGCTTGAGTATGAAAAAGCGGAAAACGACCTCATACAATATCTGCGTGTCTACAAGAATGCGGATGATGAGAAGATAGCCAAGTCCATGAGGGGCGAGGTGATGGTCCGCATGGGAATATTGAAAGCCATTTCTGCGCGTGGAAAAATCAAGGCGGCTGCCGAATTCATACATGACGTGATAGACGGTGGGGAAAAGTTGATTGTCTTTGCCTACCTGAAAGAAGTGGTAATGGAGCTGAAGAATATGTTTCCGAAAGCAGTGACTGTTACCGGCGAGGATAATGCTGCCCAGAAGCAGATGGCTGTGGATGCTTTCCAGAACAATCCGGATTGTACGTTGATTATCCTTAACTACAAATCGGGCGGTACCGGGCTCACCTTGACTGCTTCCAGCCGTGTAGCCTTCATCGAGTTCCCATGGACTTTTTCTGACTGTGAGCAGGCGGAAGATAGGGCACACCGTAATGGGCAGAAGAATAACGTCAACTGTTACTATTTCCTTGGCAGGAATACCATTGATGAATACATGTATGGTGTTATCCAACGGAAGAAAGGCATAGCTAACGGTGTCACCGGAACGGACGATGTGGTTAAGGAGAATGTGGTAGATATGGCTATGGACTTATTCAAAGGTAAATTATGAGAAAAAGACAGACTACACCGCAATCGGAAAGTCAGATACAGCATAGCTGTCTGACTTGGTTCCGGATTCAATACCCGTCTTTGAGTCTTATGTTGTTCGCCGTTCCCAACGGTGGAAAGCGTGATGCCAGGACTGGAGCACAAATGAAGTACGAGGGAAGTGTAAGGGGTGTTTCCGATTTGATACTGCTTGTACCTAAGAAAGGATTTTCCGCTCTTTGCATCGAAATGAAGAGACCGAAAGGGAAACAAAGCGAGGAGCAGATAAGATGGCAGAGAGAGGCTGAAAAATTCCGAAATAAATATGTGGTATGCCATTCTCTTACTGAGTTTATGAATGAAGTCAATTCTTACCTATTATGAACTATATTGAGCTAATAAAGAACTTCTGGTTGCAACATAACGCATATTCGCTAACTGTCACAGAAACCGCTTTGTATTTCTACCTGTTAGAAACTAACAACCTCTGTAGGTGGGCGAATACGTTTAACCGTAACAATGGTAAAGTTCTTGCAGACCTTAGCATAGCCTCTCTAAAGACTTTGTCAAATGCTCGGAATAGATTAAAACAAGTAGGATTGATTGACTTCAAAACGAAGAATGGAAGCCCGAATGTAGTGTACACCTTGGTAAAATTTACCGAGGTTGGTGCCGAGGTTGGTGCGCAGGTTGGTGCCGAGGTTGGTGCCGAGATAATAAAACATAAACATAAACAAAAACAGGTGGGTAATTCTGGCGAGTTATTCCCACCGGACCAACCTCCGAAAAAGAAACCTCCGAAACCCAAGGTAGAGTTCATTCCACCTACCGCCGAAGAGGTGAAAGAGTATTTCCGTGATAAACTTCCCGATTGGGAACTGCAAGCGGATATTTTCTACAATCACTTTTCCGGTCTCGGTTGGAAAACTGCTACCGGTGCCAAGGTGGAACGTTGGGATAGTCGGGCCAATCTTTGGATAATCGAGAAAAAACAACAGGACAATGGAAAAACAGAAAATCAAGCCCAAAGACAAAACAATCGGGATGCTGATAAGGCAGCAAAGGCAAGAAACCTCCTTGACGAATATGCAGCCATCGAGCAGGGAAGTAATGCTATCAGCCATCAAGGAGAAATACCCGACCTTTAGTAAGGCTTCTGCCGTATATTCGACATCACTCCAGTCTATGCTTCTTGCAGATACCGAGAAAGCGTACAGCGAGAAGTCTCCCACGCTGTCAGACCTTGAACGGATGTACGGATATGGTTCCTCGTCTCTGTGGGTAAAGACGCAGTTACTGACCATTGATTTTGCTTCTTCCACGAAGGAGGGGGCCGATGAAAATGCCTTGAATGAGTTCTCTGGACTGTTCGTTAGCCAGTATCACTACATCAAACTGACGGAGTTCATATTGTTTGTCGCACGGTTCAAGCTGGGAAGGTATGGTAAGTTCTATGGTTATTTCGATACGATAACCGTTGGCGAAGCATTTCGGAAATTTCTTCGGGAACGGTCAGATGAACTGGATATTATCATTCGTCGACGCAATAACCAAGCTTTGGAGGAACAACAAGCTCCGGTAAAACGGAATCACCAACCGCCCGACGACTTACGGGCAAAACTGAATTTGAAATGAAAGAGACCAAACTGATAGCGACTATTCTGTCAATCCTGGCAGTATATGCCGCTTTTTATTTTGTCTGCTACTGGATAGCAGACTATTGTTTAAGGACTTACTTGTAACTGATGAAAAAAGACACACGATTATGAAACCAAGAAAACAACTAATTGACGCCGCCGTAGCCAATGGTAGCTTCAGAGAATGGGCAAAAGTTCCTAATGACTGGAAACCGAAGGAGATTGATTGA